TAGCCGATAGTCCGGGCCGACCACGTATCTGGCGTTATCGTCCGGCCAGAAATCGGCTTGTGTGATGGCGTCCAAGATTGCCTTGACCATCGGCGCCGCGTTCTCGGGGTCGAATCTGCCGTGTGTCAAGGGGTGGATGATGGCGGTCACATGCACCGGCCAATGCTCGGGCTTTTGGAGCTTGCCACTGTTGATGAGACTGCGGTAGGTGAGGTAGGCGCGTCTTTTCACGACGCTGGTGCGCCGGTATTTCGCCCGCCAATCTCCACGCTTGTTCTGGGTCCACCAGTAGGCCTTCAGCACGTCGATGGTGGTTTCCTGCGTCATTCGTCCTCCAAAATCCAAATGTCGGCATCGCCAATGTCCGCGTAATGGTCTTCGCTTTCGGCCTCACATTCGGGGCATGGTATGGGGCGCGCCGGATACAGCGCGCACCCATGTTTGGGACATACCGGCAGCACGTCCGGCGGCTCAATCCACTCACGCATCATCAGAAGTCAGGCTCTCCAGCCGGAGCGCCCCACGGATCATCGGCCGGAGCCTGCGACTGCTGCTGGGGCTGCTGCGGCTGCTGATAGCCGCCATTGGCGTTGCCGCCCTGGTATGAGCCTGACTGCATCTTCTGCACCTGAGCCGTCGCATACTTGAGCGACGGGCCGATCTCGTCCACCTGCAATTCGATGACCGTGCGGTTGGAACCGTCCTGCGCCTGATAGGAACGCTGCTGCAACCGGCCCTGCGCGATGACGCGCATGCCCTTGCGGAGCGTCTGGGCGCAATGCGAGGCGAGGTCACGCCAGGCCGAGCAGCGGAGGAACAGCGCCTGACCGTCCTCCCACTGGTTGGCCTGGCTGTTGTATACGCGTGGCGTGGACGCGATGGTGAAGTTCGCCACCGTGCCGCCATTGCTCAAAGTGCGAATCTCAGGGTCGGCGGTCAGATTGCCGACGATCGTGATAACGGTCTCCCCCGCCATCACTCACCGTCCTTCGCATCGGCCTGCTGCTCGGAGTCGGCTTCGGTGTCCATGACCTCGGCAGTCACGTCATCAGTCGAATCGGTGATTACCGGCTGGAACACGTCGCTGTAATCCGGTGTGGTCTCATCCACGCTCGCGGCCTTCTTCGCCTCGATGTTGACCGGCAGATATTTGAAACTGCGACGGATGATGGTCTTCTTCGCCATCTCCACGAAATTCTTCACCCACGGTCCGGTGATCTGACGGCTGCGATTGCGTGGCGCGTACTTCTCGCGGTATTCGAGCAGGTCGCGTTTCGACATGTAGTCGGCGTAGCGTCCGCCATTCGGCAGCTGGACAGAGAGGTACACGAATTTCAGCTTGTCCTCGCTGTGGTCGGCGTCCACGTTCACCTCGTCCGGGCATTCGATGGTCGGCACGCCATTTTCGTCAAGCTTGAGCTTGATGTTGTCATCCTCGTAGACGGCTCTCGGCTGCGCGTAGATGCCGCTGTTCTCCAACAGTTTCAGCATGCCCTTGTAGCCGATGACGAAGGTGGCCTGCTTCTCCCCCGTGGCATAGTTCTTGTTGCCATAGGGCAGGATGTACGCCTGTCCCAATCCATCCACGTCGGATGGGCGCAAGCCAAGTGCCGCGCACTGCATGAAGCAGGAAAGGACGCTGACCGGCGTGCAGTCGGCCAAGGCGGGTGTGCGGTTGATGCTGCTGATGCACATCTGCAACAGCGCCTCGCTGTCGAGGTTGCCGCCGATGACACGCGCGATCTGCGGCCACGAATGCTCCACAAGCTGCTTGAGCTTGCCCTTCGGATTGAGCGGCTGCAACTGCTGCCCTTGCGCCTGCTGTGCGATTGCTCCCATTTTTTATTGCTCCTTTTCTTCGATGGATTTGAATGCGAATTTGCGGTAGGTGGTGGCTTTGACGGTGTATTCCTTGCGGGTCATCGGCTTGTAGGTGGCTTGCAAATTCCCGCACTTGATGCCGGTGTGCGAGCCGATGCGCAGAATGATCTGCTCCTGCAATTCCTTCTGAGCGGCCTTCATGTCATTCAGCATTCCGGTGGCGCTCTCGTATCTTGCGAGCAGGTCGTACAGGTCGTCATCGTCGCTTTCGTCCACGATGTCCGGCGTGGGTTCGGGGAACGCCTTCTGCACATCCCCGCCGGTAAGCTGTGGTGGAGTACCCGTGGTGACGAAATGCCAGAAGTCGGCGGCGGCCTTGTCGATCGCGGACATATCCTCCACGTCCGCCTCGAAGGGAATCTCTACCGGCTCGTCGTCCCCGATGGCCGCGTAGACATAGCCCCACGTCCAGCCGGTGACGAGCGCGTAGAATTCGACTTGAGCCAAGTAGTATGGCGGGATTCGGAGGTTGCCATCCTCGTCATGCCAGTCCCCCGCTCGACGGCCGCTCGCCGTTTTGATTTCGAGGATTCCAAAATCGCCGTTCTCTTTCTGCAGGATGCCGTCAAGGGAAGCCCTCAGATAGGGCTTTTCGCGGCTGATGAACTGCTTGTCCGTACCGTCAGTGACCAGCAGTTCGGAATGCTGGGCGCGGAATCGCTTGCGCAATTCGTTTTCCAGGGCATTGCCCTTGACGATCGCCCACTTGTCGGAAATGTCCTCCGGTTCCACGTGTCCGGTCTTCTCCAACCACAATTCGTAAGGCGTTTTGAACGCGTTAAGGCCGAGAATCGTGCTCATGTCGGAACCGCCAACACCGGCCTTACGGCTCTTCAGCCACGCGAGATGACGTTCCGTCTTCTTGCCCTGCTTGAAACGCTCGATCTGATAGCGTTCCGTATCCTTGAGTGGAATACGCTTCATTTCAGGCTCCCTGCTGATTGCTTGGCTTGTTTATGTCTGCTTTGATGATGTCGGCGTCGAAATAATCGACCAGCAGATTGGCGATGCCCAACGCGGACGTCCTGAGCTTGGTGATCTCCGCCTCGGACTCTGGCTTGATGGTGAAAACGCCACTCTCGCTATCGAATTTGAGCTTCATTTTGCGTCCTTCGAGTAGTTGGCCTTAATGTCCATCAATTCGCCGGTGAGCAGTTTCGTGGCGAATCCGTAGACCACCTTGTCGTTGGCTTGGAATGCTGTGCGCTGCAAGGCGCTCACCGCGTCGAAGATGCCGACCAAGGCGTTTGCGATGATGGTGCGCTGATCGGCTGTGGCTTGTGGCCCGACGCTGATGGTTCCGACGGGGGTGAGTTTCGTTGCGGTGATTTTGTCCACTGTGAGTTTCGATGTGGTGGTCATGGTTTCTTTCTTCTTTCCGGTCGTGGCGTTTTTCCGTGTTTTGCGGGGTGAATGCTGGTCGAAGGCCGGCAGCAGTCCTTCCTTGCGGAGTTGGCCGATGATGTTGCCTGCCGTTTTCTGGCTTATGCCGAGCGCTTCGGCGGTTTCCTTGCCGTCGAACGGTTGGCCTTGGTCGATGCGGTTTCTGCAATGCGCGAGGATGAGGTCACGTTTCGACGGTTCCGCCTGTTCCGCCGTGGGCTTGCCGACGGCCTGATAGTCGGCCAGGATGTCCTCATGCGCCTCCTGTTCCGGTGGCAGGTCCGGGGTGAGGAGTCCTGCCTTGCGTAACGCACGCATTTCGCCGATCTGGAGTCCGGCTTCTCCCGACTCGTCGTAGATTTTCTTCAGTTCGGCGAGCTCGTCGCCCGTGTATTCGTGTTTCAACGTGTTCCTTTCCTTAAGTTTTCGATGAGCGCGTGGTTGTCGCTGATGAACTTGTCCACGTCGATTCCTTGCTGCGTGATGGTCGGATTGTTGTCACCGAAGCGTGCTTTCCCATCGCTTTTGACATCTGGGCGGCTTTGGACCCGTGTCACTGGAATGAACGTGCCGTTTTTCATCTCGCCACCGTCCTTCGGTATTCGTGCGCCAGAGCCCACCGTTCAGCGATTTGACGCTGGTAGCGGACTTTTCGCCTGTCCTGATGGCCTTCGGGCGGTTCCACGCCGATTTTCACGTATGGCGGGCCTTTGCCGATGCTGCGCCAGTTGGCGAGGGTGCGTGGGCTCATGCCGAGCATGGCGGCAAGTTCGGCTGGCGTGAGCAGGTCGGTCATGGCCTGCCGTCCCGAATGTCACCCATCGGGTCGATGTGGAGGCCGTCGAGCATTTCCACGGTGTCGCTGCCGCCTCCGCGTTCGAGGTGACGTTTGAGCACCTTGTCGATGGCCTGGCATGCGGTTCTGGCGGCAAGCGCGGTGCATTCGCCGAGTCTGTTGCCGGGCAGGGCGACGCTGATCAGACTGCCGTCCAGCGGCATGTCAAGTGTGTCGATGAACATTGGGTCGGATTCCGGGTTGTCGGGGTCGACGTCGACGCAGAGCACCCATGTTGCCACCTGTGGTTTGTTTCCGTCCATTGTGTTTCCTTTGCTTGTTGACGTTGTAGGCCCCGTCCTGACGAGTGGATGGGGCTGAGTGGCTGGCATTGGAGTCGAACCAGTGCCGTCCGTGGATTCCCGAGCGCCACTTTGACTGTTGGAACACAGACCTGAACGTGTTCACGGCCGGTGGCGTGGCCGACGGTGACTGAAGCCGTCAGGCGGACTTGAAAGGGTTTGCAAGCACCGGAGTGCCTGCGTGGTTGATAGAGAGAGAAGAGAGTGGAATCCGTGGACGGGCGAACCGTCGCCCAGCCGAATGCGCCGACAGTGTATGTGCAGCGATAATGGTCGGCGCGTGGATAATAATCGATATTCAGTTATGTGTCCCCACTGGCCGACGAATGAGTGAACGTGGGTGTCCCGCGGAACAATCCGATTGGGTTGTTTGTTTGGACTGCCGGCCAGTGGGAAGTCTTTTAGTCGCGTGGCGCGAATCTGACGATCAGCCACAATGTGGTGGCGATGTACACGCCTTCCACCATGAGCGCGGCGGTGGTGCTGCCGCCATGCCATGTGAGCATGATGGTCAGGCTGGAGATGAGGCCGATGCTGACGATGGCGAAGAGGATGCGGCGGCGCGTGTAGTTCGGCTTCTTCCGCTTCTTCATTGCTTGCATGTCTTCAAGCCAGTAATCATGGTCAGTCATCGTCGCTCCCAGTGTTCACTTGCTTGAGTGGGAATGCTTCAGGCGGGAGCGTTTCGCAGACAGTCGGCCACTTCACATACTGTCTATTGCCATTCCAGATGCGCTTAGCCGAGTTATCATATGTGCGCGCCGACCAGTCATCATCGATGTCCTTAAGCAGGAGCCGACCATCATTCGCGGTGACATAGAAGCCCTGCTCCTTCGGTTCTTCAGGCAGTGGCTTCTGTTCGGCTGTCTTGTCGAGTTCCGTGAGTTGGTTGAGCAGGTGGTTGGTTTTCTCTTCGTCGTGGTCCTTGCATGCTTCGATGAGGTTCGCGAGGATTTGTTCTCGTTGTTGGAAGATGTTCATTTCTTGTCCTTCTTCTGGTTGAGTTCTTTGAGTGTTCGTCCGATTTCGCGGCGGAGGTTCATGAGGTCGGTTTTGTTGAGCATGTGTTCCTGGTATCCGTCTGCCATGTCGAATCTGAGTCCGATGAGGCAGCTGTGGTCACTGCTGTGCGTGCCGTCCTCGATGATTCGCAGTTCGAATGATTGGCTCATCGCATGTTCCCTAGGTCGTCGTTGAGCGTGTAGGCGAAGTTGTCGAGGGCGCTTTCAGGGATGTCCGCAAGGACTTCCTCGCCGTCCGCGTGGAGCTCGATGAGTTGGCCGCTCTTGTCTTCCTGGATGCGGATGGCGTAGCCGGTAGTGCCGATGAGTTCGATTCGCGGTTTCATGGTTTTCCTTGATTCCGGCGGTGCCGGCGGGTTAAGCAACTGGCTCATGCCGTCTTCTCCTGTTTCTGTCGTTGGGCTTCGAGGCTGGCCGATTTGATGATGTCTTCGACCGTGATGCCAAGCGCTTTTGCGATGTCGGTCAGGTCGTTTGTGTTGAACGGGAGCTTCATGGCGAAGCGGTCGTATAAGAATTTGCGGTCACGTCCGATTCGTTTGGCGAGTTCCGGTGTGGCGACTCCGGCTCTTGCGGTTTCGGCGCGCACCGCTCGAATCAGTCTGACCGACGTCTCGGAAAGGTCTGTGTTTTTCTTCATGCTTCACATCGTACCGTATCCGGTACGTTTCTGCAACCGGATACGGTACGTGTGTTGCGAAAGTACCGAAAAACGGTACAATGTAAGTATGAGCAAATATGATTCAGACTTCACTCGACGAGTCACAGAGACAATCGAGCAGAAGCGACGCGACAGAAGAATGACAATAGACGAGCTCTGCAAGAAGACAGGCATAGGGCGCAACTCCTACTACGCGAAACAGCGAGGAGAACGCTGCTTCAACACCGAGGAGATCGACGCCATCGCCAAGGCCCTCGACTGCGACGCGCTCCTCCTACTCCAAGAGGCCGCTCACGAGCCGACCGACGAGGAAACCGTCATCAAGGCCACACTGCAGAAGCTGCAGGAGAACCCGATGCTCCTCGCGGCATACATGTCCAAGGAAAAGGAGAAGGACGAGGCGATCAATGGAGAGGCGGGACCC